CGGCGCATCTGCTTGGAGGCGCTTGGAAGGTGGAAATACAAGCTGCATGAGGCGACGGATCTTTTGTAAAAACAAGGCCCCAAACTAGGGGCCTTTCTTATTGCACGGTTGCCGGATCTTCTGGCGGGGCGATGTCGGGGAGTGGTGTCAATTCATCCTCAGTGTACGTATAACCCGAAGCCTCAATCATCCGCTTGATGCTGAAAACCAGCTCTCCACTCGCAAGCATCTTCTGATTCACATCGGCCATAAGCACGACATTCGCCAGCATTTCACCTTGCGACGCTTCTGTTAGGTCATCCCAGCAAACGCTAGTCTCTACCGTCATCAACACGCCGAGCCGCATAAGGTGCGCAACGAACGTCTCAATATCAGAGGAAAGGGTATTGAGACGACGACCCTGGCAGCGCTTGTTGAATGTCTTCTGGTCTTCAGTAGACGCACGCTCTCCAGTTTGATTGCCAACGATGATCTTGGACGGAATACGAATAGATGCGCAGAACGATTGCAGCGAAACATCAAAGGCCGGCAATGGATCCGGAACGTTAGCTACAAGCGGATTAACAGTGGCGCCCTGAGTAATGATGGTCTGATCAATGCCTTTCGACATTCCTACCGTTACTTCGTTGAAGATTTCTTGCAGTTCTCCAACTGGTACTCCATGAGCGCGCGCAATCTGGTCTAGCTGTACATCCTTATCGAAGTTGATAGCCAATTGACGGCTGGCGTTCTTCAGGAATGATTCACCGGAGCCACCAAGAACCTTCTCCATGTTCACGCAGTCGTTATAACCGGCTAATAGGAACGGAATACCGTTGCGAATGTCGCCTAGGATGACGACGCGATCAGGATGCAGCGTGACCATTCGCCCAGGTTCGGCAGCTGTGTTGTTGTCTACAGCATTCTCGCGATACATAAACTCTTTTGGCTGGCCAAACCGGATGTCCTTAGGATTGTCGTACCAAGACGCAACCGTAAGCTGACCCTCCCATGCCGGGATGATATTGATTAGCTGGGCTTCGGACGCCTTGCCCACTGGCTGGTCCCATTCCTTCGAGTCCTTGAATTGCAGGATTATCCCGGAATAACGGCCAACAAGACGGCGCATATCAGCATCGCGGAACTTCTCCCACAGCTTCAGGCGTTTAGCCAGCTTTTGGAATTGCTTCTCCCAGGCTGTCGGGGCCTCAGCTCGATCTTCCTCGTCACCTTCCACGATCTCTGGATCATTGCTCCAGCAGTGCTCGTTCAGCGTCATCACCGCGCCGTGTGCGATGCCGCCGCGTTCGAACAGACGATAGAAATCAGAGAAGCACAGGCTTTCCTTGTACCCGAAGGAATCCCACGCACAGGGCCTGCCGGCGTCCAATCCGCCATGCATTAGCGATTGACGTGCAGCAATCGTCGCCCGCTCGCTCAGTGCCGAGTTAAGCGCCATCTCTAAAGCAGGCGTACGTTTCACAGTCATAAAATGGACTCCATAAATTATTTCCATTATACCTGTTGCGCGGATGGCCTGGATGGGCTAAGGTTTGTGGACATTAATAGGAGGGTGGTTAGGATGAAATTGGTTGAATTGTTGGCTAAGGAATTGAGTGATTGGCCAGAAAGAGCAAAGAACATTACTCAAGACAGTGATGGCGCCGTAAGCCCGTGCACGGACCCGCACGGCGACCTTGAGTTCTGCGGTTCGCGATGGACTAGCACTAATGGATTCCATATTGGCATCGGCATTCTTGGAAAGAATGATCTTGCTAGCGACTACAAAACAGCCATCGTAACCCGCGAAATGTGGCAAGCCGAGCGCGACCGCCAGAAGGGTGGCGAGTGGAAGCGGCATCGGGGCGGCTCTCGGCCTGTAGATGAGGGCACGTGGGTAGAGGTAAAGTTGCGCTGCGGGGACGTCCAGCAAGGGCTTGCCAATGCGTTTCTGTGGCGTCATGCGGATTGCGATCATGCTGCGAACATCATGCAGTACAAAATTGTCAGCAAGCCACAAGCCGATGACGCGTTAATTAGCTGCATCGCTCACAACGACAGCTATGGGAAAATCACTCATGGCCCGATCATGATGGGTGATGAGATCGTGGGCGAGGCTAGTCCGGAGTGGGGTCATGAGGCCAAATCGGACCAAGTTGAAACCCCGTTCAAATGGCGCGACCAAGTAACCGAACTAAACGCCTACATCGAGAAATTCACCCGCGAGCGTGACGAGCTGATCGAGCGATTGGCTAGCGAAGGGTTTGCGCTGATTCCGCCAGTGGTCGGCGTCACGTATGATTTTTCTGGCTCTGATATGAGCGATTGGCGGAATTGGAGGATCGGGGATGTATTCAAGATTTTAAATGATGATGATGGGCACGGCTTTTTCGTTGACCAAGAAGTCGTACTTGGCTCTACAGCTCCAGACGCAGAAAATCATCTTCACTTTGACAGGCTGGACGGATCCGACTATTGGTACGTTCAGCCGCAAAATGTAAAGTTCCTGCGCCGCCCATAATCCCTCACAATCAGCCAAGGCCCTCCTAACCCGAGGGCTTTTTTATTTCCTGTACAATGGCGCTAACTATTGGAGACTATCCTATGCGCCAAAAACAGTCGTTCGTCGTTAACTCGACCGCCGACGCAAAAAGCACCCGCGTAAACGTCCGAGTAGCGGTTAACGCTGCGTCAATCCGTCGAGAGCAGCATAACGGTCGCGAGCATATCGTGGTGCCGTCGTTCACTCTTCCTGATGGAGTAGTGATGAATAATGGCCTCTATCCGAAGGAAGAGATCGACAAGGCCTACAAGGGGCTTGAGGGGACTCTGGCGCCACTATCGCACCCTATGGTTGATGGCGATTACGTTAGCGCTCGTCAGCCCGAAGCGATCAATGCTTATCACGTAGGCGCATGGAATCGTAACGTTGAGCGAGTCGGTCACAGAGTCAGTATAGAAAAATGGATAGATGTTGAGTTCGCAAAGAATACCGAGGGTGGTCGTGCGCTGCTTGAGGCGATTGACAAAGGCGAGCCTATCCACACCTCTACCGGTATCTTTCTTGATCGCGAGATGACTCCGAACGCTGATGGTTACGGATGGATCGCACGCAATATGGTTTTTGATCACGACGCCCTACTCCTAAACGAGGAGGGCGCAGCAACTCCAGAAGACGGCGTTGGCATGATGGTCAACAAGACTTTCGTTATCAACTCTGCCGTTCCAGTTGTCAACGAAGACGCCCTAGACGACTCATACGGCGAGAAACTTGCCATCTTGAGTGAGGCAGTCAAAGAACGTTTCGCCACTTCTGACTCTTACGCATACGTGCAGGACTTCGACGACCGCGCATTGATCTATGTGACGCCAGAAGGCACCTACACTATCGACTATCACTATGAGGGTGACAATCCAATCCTCACTGGCGAGTCTAAGCCGGTAGTAGTTGAGACTAGCTACAAGGTGAAAACTAATAGCCTCATGGCGCACCTTAAAGCCATGGTAGAATATTTCAGTACTAAAACCAAACCGCCTGTACAGGCAAATGTAATTGAGGAAGTCGATATGACCCCGGAAGAACTTCAGGCATTGCTTGATGCTCAGGCTGAGAAGATTAGCGGTGCGTTTAACGCAAAGCTTGAAGCTCAATCGGAGATCATTGCCTCTCTGAAAACTGAAATGCAGGCCAATGCAGAATCCGGCCTGAAAGACAAGCGCGCCGCTGTTGCTGCCGTGCACGGCGAAGTTGTTGCAAACGCACTGGCCGGCGAGGCTCTTGACGCAATGTTCGCCAGCGTTCAAACCGCTGCCGGTATCTTGCCAGGCGCTCCAGCCACTAACGCCGACGAGTTTAAAATCCCGTCTATGGCTGACCACTTCGGAGGTGCTAAGTAATGGCATACCCTCGCTACCGCCGCGTGAACATTGACGGCAAGTCGCTGTACAAGACCGAAACCCGTAAAGCTGATGCTGCGTTGCTGCCAGGCACTTTCGCGGTTATCAACGCTACCGACGAATTCGCAAACACTGCCGCCGTGGTTGGCCGCATGTACGTCATTGACGTTGGCTACCATCAGGGCCTGGGCATTCTGGACGCCAACCCAATTGGCGATAGCTGCGTCGGCAACTACTGGGAAGAAGGTCGCGAATACGCTGTTCGTGTTGCGCCTGCCACCGTATGGGCCAAAGACACCCCTGTAACCTTGGGCGCTGGCGGTATTGGTGCTGTAGGCGTAGAAGGCACTGACATCATCGTCGGTTACTCCCAGGATGCCGTGACCATCGGCGCAGAACCTGACTTCATCCGCGTTCGGGCCAAGTTCGTGCCTGCAACTCCAGCTCCTTAAGGGGAATTGATCTATGTATTTTGAATTGAACGCGGAACAAAAACATCCGCACCTTAAGTCGCACTGGAATGCGCTTTGGGCTAACCGGACCTACGTGTCTGAAGCGGACAAGCAGATGATGGCCGCGTACAACCGCCATCTGCCTGCCGCAATGCAGGTAAACGCTGCCGGCTTCAAAGACTACTGGGCAGCTTTCGACAACCAAGTGCTGGAGCTGCGTAACCAAGGCATCGGCATGGAGATCGTCCAGGACTTGCTGCAAGTTCAGACCGTTCTGGATATCGGCAAGACCGCCAAGTTCTACAACACTGTTGGCGAAATCGCTGAAGACGTATCGGTGTCGATTGACGGCCAGGCTCCTTACAGCTTCGACCACACCGAATACGCTGGCGATGCTGACCCGATTCCGGTCATCTCTGCTGGTTGGGGCGTTAACTGGCGTCACTTCCGCGGCCTCCAAACTGAAGGTTTCGACCTGATGATGGATAGCCAACGGGCCAAGCTGCGCGTTTACAACGAAAAGCTGGTTGACATTGTTCTGAACGGCGCCTCGAACATCCAAGTTCAAAGCTATGCCTCGCAAGGTCTGCGCAACCACCGCAACACCAAGAAGATCGACCTGACTACCGCTGGTGCTGGCGGCGCTGCAATCGATCTGTCCACCGCAACCGCTGCTGAACTGATCGCCTTCTTCCAGGGTCCGTTCGCAACCTTGCTGCGCACCAACCGCATCCCTGAACTCGACATCTTGTGGGTTTCGGATGAAGTCGGCGTGAACTTGGGCAAGGTGTATGTAGAGAACGGTGTGACTGTCGGCACCGTTCAAAGCTACCTGCTCCAGTTCATCAAGGTCAAGGAGATCCGCAGCACCTACGCCCTGGTTGGCAACGAAGCTGTTGGTTATGTCCGCAACCGCGACGTGGTAACCCCTCTGGTTGGCATGGCTACCAGCATTCAGATGCTGCCACGCCCAATGCCTGAGCACAACTACAACGCCCGAGTGATCGGCGCGATGGGCCTGCAAGTTAAGGCCGATTCGCAGGGGTTGGGTGGCGTGGTGTACATGGGTGAGCTGACCTAATCAGTCAGTGTTAAAATCAGGGGAGTCTTCGGGCTCCCCTTTTTATTTGGAGAATGGCATGAAGTATGAAGTTATCCGCGCCTGGCATGGCGTAGAGGTTGGTGACGTGATCGAGACAGACAAATTGCACGACGCATTGAAGGCGCACGTTCGGCAGATTGCGTCGGTCGAACAGGCAAAGAAAGCTGAGCCCGAACCTGCACCCGTCGAGCAAAAGCAGACTCGCCGAGGCCGACCACCAAAGGATAAAGAGTAATGGCCCGCTTTAAGGTCACATACCCCACGAACGGGCTTGAGGCAGGCGCTGTAGTAGAGGCCGACTCGTGCCCGCAATGGCTTAAGGGTAAGTGTGTATCGCTGCCTGATGAGGCTGTGAAGGTGCTTGAGGT